GGAGAGAAATGTCCCGGTAATTCAACTAACGTAAGTAGACGTGATGCTGACGTACCTACTGATCAAACAGCTAGTGTTTGGTGTAATGAAACAGCAGGAGAGAAATGTCCCGGTAATTCAACTAACGTAAGTAGACGTGATGCTGACGTACCTACTGATCAAACAGCTAGTGTTTGGTGTAATGAAACAGCAGGAGAGAAATGTCCCGGTAATTCAACTAACGTAAGTAGACGTGATGCTGACGTACCTACTGATCAAACAGCTAGTGTTTGGTGTAATGAAACAGCAGGAGAGAAATGTCCCGGTAATTCAACTAACGTAAGTAGACGTGATGCTGACGTACCTACTGATCAAACAGCTAGTGTTTGGTGTAATCAGACAGCGGGAGAGAAATGTCCCGGTAATTCAACTAACGTAAGTAGACGTGATGCGGACGTACCTACTGATCAAACAGCTAGTGTTTGGTGTAATGAAACAGCAGGAGAGAAATGTCCCGGTAATTCAACTAACGTAAGTAGACGTGATGCGGACGTACCTACTGATCAAACAGCTAGTGTTTGGTGTAATCAGACAGCGGGACAGAAATGTCCCGGTAATTCAACTAACGTAAGTAGACGTGATGCGGACGTACCTACTGATCAAACAGCTAGTGTTTGGTGTAATCAGACAGCGGGATGTCCTAGAGGACAAGAATTAGTTAATGATGAGTGTGTGAATGAATGTGGTAGTGATGAAGAGCGCGATAGTGACGGGGCGTGTGTAAAAAAGACACCAATAGTCATCACTCGCCGAAAGACACCAACAGCCGCCACTACAGGCGCGCTAAGTACTACAACGCAAGACAAACCAGATTTAGTGGAGCTAGGTGAGCTGTACCACAGCCCCTACACGGAAGAAAGTATTTTTACCCCCAATAGGACGGGTGCTAAAAAAGGCGGTATGATACAAAAATCAAATGCAGTAGACGATATAGTACGTCTACTAAGAGGAAAGTAACATGGCAGATGTCACAATACCTGAGTTTCAGGGGATTCGTAGTGCAGTTCCGGGCACTTATGATAAGAATCGGCGGGCAGGAAGTGGAGGCCAACGCTACTTTACCGACATGGAATACGTGAGTGTCCCTAGTTTTAGGGGGGACAGGGCTATGTATGATGCCCAAAATTACCTATTAGCTAACCCCGATGTGCAAGCCTACTACGATGACAACAAAACTGCGTTGCTAGCGGGGGGTGATGAGCGGTATGAAACAGCAGAAGGGTTCGGTAAATGGCATTATGACACTATGGGAAAATTTTTGGGTCGTCCTACAAATATTGGTGCTGCCGCTACTCTCATAGATAGAACTAAAGCTGCCCATGATGCTACTGCTCTTGAGTACCAAGAGCAAAATAAGACTAGCCCTGCACGACAAGGGTTAAAAAGTTTGGAGCGAGTAACAGATGCCATTATTAAGAAAGATATAGGAGAGATTAAAGCCTATGATGCTACCGACAGAGAAAAAATAAACCAAACTATAGGGTACATGAACAAGAATGCAGTATCCCCCTACCGTTTATCTGAGGTTACCAAAACACCCCTCGCTGGTATTCAAAATGCAATGCACCCTTTTTACCAAACAACAAAGGAAAAGGCTGCCCAGAGTAGCCCCAATGCGGGCATACAGGCAGCTTTAAACAACGCAGCAACAGCATCCCAGACACGCCCTTATGAAAATTTCCTCCGTAACATACCTGTTGATGGGGCATACTCTACAGAAGAAGTAGCTTCAGTTACTGATTTGCTTAACAAAGGGCATGTAACTGTTGAACAAATAGCTACATATTTTAATGTCCCTGTGGAGGAAGTAAGACAATTTTATAGAGAACAAGGCAATCGCCAAGGCTTTAACAATGGGGGCTTGACAACTTTAAGGGGACCGGGCATGTACCTTGGCGGGTCTACGGATGGAATGGCTGATAATGTGCCAGCTTCTATAGATAATAATCAACCGGCCCGTCTGAGCGATGGGGAATTTGTAGTGCCCGCCGATGTAGTAAGTCATTTAGGCAATGGGAATTCAGATTCTGGAGCAAAACAACTTTACGGAATGATGGACAGAGTACGGCGGGCACGTACAGGTCGAAAAGAACAAGGGCGAGAAATCAACCCTAATAAATTTTTAGCGTGAGGTAATACACATGGGTGATCCAGTAGGACAAATAAGTGGTACTCAACAATCTCTATCTGATTGGGCTGCACCTTATGTAACCAATATCATGGGCAAAGCTAAGGCTTTGGGTGAGGAAGACTATCAAGGCTACACTGGACTTCTTACTGCCGGTACGTCTGCTCTACAAGACCAAGCTTTTTCAGGCATTGGGAGTCTGACTGCACCTACAGCTCAAATGGGAGCCTACACTCCTACCTCATTTACAGCGGGTAACACTGCCCAACAGTATATGAACCCCTATCTCCAAGCTTCACTAGAGCCACAAATAGCGGAAGCACAACGCCAAGCCCAGATACAACAAATGGCTAACAATACTCGTTTAGGCCAAGCTAATGCCTATGGTGGGTCACGCCAAGCGGTTATCAATGCAGAAAGCCAACGAAACTTGCTTAGGAATCTTGGGGACATAACTGCCACTGGGTACAACACGGCGTATGACAAAGGCCAAGATCAGTTTAATCTGGAACAAGACCGCTTACGTACTTCACAAAATGACCTCAATACTTATGGGTTAAAGGCGTTGGGGGTACAACAAGATGCGGGTGCAATACAAAGGGGTATTGATGCAGAAGGAGTTGCGGCTGATTATGCTGAGTTTAAAGAGCAACGTGATTACCCTTTTAAACAATTAACATACCAGCAATCGTTGCTTCAGGGTTTGCCTGTAGAAGCTATGTCTCGTGAATTCATTGAGCCTTCAGACTTGGCACAAATACTGAGCTACGGTGGAACATTAGCTGAAATATACGATAAACTTTTTGGAAAGTAGGGGTTAAAAATGAGCTTAGACCAACAAATTGATAACGCCGAAAGTTTAGGTATCCGACAAGTGCGGGAGATGCAGCAAACCAATCCTGAATTGGTGATAGGCATAGCCCTTGAAAATCTACAGCAAGAATTAATAGCAAATGAACGCCAGCGCCAGATGGATATGAGGCCAGATGCTACGCCATCAGACGTAATCGGCCAAACGTACAATGAGGTATCATCGATGCTAGGAGGGGCGGGGCAACCTTCAGAACTACAACAACCTCCTATGGTTGCAGAAGGAATATCCCAACCTCCTATGGTTGCAGAAGGCATACCCCAACTCCCGGCTCAGAACATGGCTATGGGCGCTCAAGGTGGGATCGTTGGATATGCAGAGGGTGGGTTAAACGAAGATGAAGAACCCAAAGAAAACAGAATGCAATTAAGTGACGTAGATAACTACATAAACCAATACAAAAACTACCAAGCATCCCTTGCAGCAGCTACTACCCCTGAAGATAAAGCGCTAGTGACATCCCGGTGGAAAGAGGTACAAGGCTCTTTCCACATGAACACTGTAGCAGAAGCTCACCAAAAAATGAGCGCAGAAAACCAATCAGGTATGGCTGGTGGCGGCATTGTGTCTTTGCAAGGTGGGGGTGGTGTTAAATCTTACCAAGGTGCTGCCGGAAGTGTAGTGACAGCTGATGGCCCTACTTACCCTCCACCTCCTAGACGTGATCCAACAACTGGGGAATATAGTTTTTTTGTTTTTGACAACAATGGTATTGAAGTACAAGTGGAGGAAGAAGAATATTACCGATGGGTTGATCTTTACGACCAACGAAATAGAAGAGACTTTCCTGAGAGCTTTGAACCCACTCCGGCCCCTGATCTTACTCCCGGTCAAATAGCTCAAAAGCGTTCAGATCAATTAGACCAAAATATAGGGCCAATTATTGGGGGTGAGACAGGGCTAATACAGGATTTAAAAAATGTGGGGTCTGATCCAAATTTGGAAAACTGGCAACAAAGAGCGGGAGGAGGACTTGAAGCTGCATTAGAAGCTGTGAGTAAATTTGGGACAAAATTTGGAGGCCAAGCTCTATCTGGTTTGGAGTATCTTGCAAGAAGTCTAGGCGAGGGCGGAAAAGGTTTTGGACAGACGGGTGTAGTACCTGAAGCAATAGAAGCAATACAAGGGGTGATGTACCCCGGAATCAATCAAGGCGCGGAGGTAGTGGGTGAGGCAGTAAGTGAGGCAGCTCAAAATGTGGCGGAGCGGGCGTCAGCTTTTGAGTTGGATTGGCTAAACAAGGACAAGGTGAAGGCTTTGGCCCAACGGTTTGGGATGACAAGTGACGAAGAGAAAGAAGCAGAAAGAATAGAAGGTTTAAATACCGCTGCACAAGCCGAGTTAGGAGCAAATGCAGAGGCTGCCGCTCCCGTAGACAGTGAAGAAGGTGCTTTAAGTTATTTGCAAGGTGTGGGACAACAACAAGAAGCTAGGGGCGATTTTGACGTGGGGGGCCGTCACTATCGTGAGCCACCACCTGTACCGGGAGAAGAGCAGGAGAAAAGAAACTGGCTAGACAAAACCATGAGTGTACTGGAACTGCTAGGCCAAGCTGGGGGTGCCTCTAAAGGGTATGAGTTTGCTCAGATTAATGAGAGAGAAGCAGCCCAACGAGCGCTTACTGAAGCTAATGAGTTTGACATGGCTAAGCAACAAGCAGTGCTAAATCAACGTACTGAAGAACGCAACATGATATTAGATATGCAAGCAAAGATAGCAAGAGCAGACGCTTTGGCAGAGATAAATGAGACTCTTCACCAAAGAGTTCTGTCAGACCCCGCACGGGAAAGCTACAAAGAAGCAATGATAAAAGAGTCTAAAGGAAATAGGTGGATACCTTTTCAGTACGATGAAGTGTGGGTTGATTCTAAAATGGCTGACTGGGATATAGCAAAGTTTCAAGAATTACAGCAGCAAGCGATGGAGCCAATTGACGCATCGCTTGGTACAGGGACGACACCCCCAGCAGTAAACACCGCAGGTTTTGGTCAACTAAGAGTTAACTAAATGCCCACTTACTCTATTGATGGTCCTGAAGGCCAAACTTATTCTATTGATGGTCCTGAAGGGGCTACTAGAGAACAAGTTATTGCGGCTATCCAAGAAAAAATAGGCTCTTTGCCAGACCCTATTACTCGCCAGAGTACTTTTGGGGAAGAAGTTGAGCGAGGTGTGGCTCGTACCCTAGACGCCAAACGACTAGGCATTGAGCAGTTAATAGGGGATGACTCTAATCAAGCAATCGTAGACTCTATTGCACGGGGGCAGGAAACTGCCGAAGGGTTAGGTATCCCTCCTTCTTTAGAACGTCTTCAAGACATCGCTCAAACCAAAGGCTATGGTGCAGCCGCAGCCAAACTTCCCAGTGACATTACCAGATACGGAGGCCAACAAGTTGGTGTATTGGGTACTTTAGGTACAGGTGCACGATTGGCCTCATGGCTAGTACCCGGAACAGCACCACTAAGAGGACTCAGAGCACTAGTAGCGGCCACAGGGGGTGTTGGTGCTCTTACTCCTGATTTTGCAGCTGCCAGCATGGAACGCTTAGCCCAAGAACAAATTGCACGAGGGGAAGAAGTAGACGTTGATGTAGGGGAAGCCTACAAGTACGCGGCTATGCAAGCAGCATTAGAGGCTGGTGGTTCCGCCATCTTTTTAGGCAAAAGTTTACTTCGGGCTATCACCGGCATAGGCCGCTCCACTGCAACCAATACTGCCCGTCAAGCTGCTGCGTTACGTAGAGCCGCCCAACAAAGTACAAGCTCCACAGTTGCTCGTGGGTTGGCTAGAGGCACACCTGAAATACCTGTAGAAATAGGACAACAAATTTTAGAGCGTGACTTTGCTGGATTAGACCTTCTCTCTGATGAAGCTTTGACAGAGTACGGCGAAGCAGCTTACGCGGCTGGTCTAGTAGGTGGCTCGTTTGGTGTAACCGGTAGCTTCACTGACAGGCTAATGGCTGGACAAGCCACAGCTCCTACCCCCCAAGAAGACGCTATTAAAGCCATAGACGACGTGCTGGCTGAACCAGATGCACTCGGAGAGCAGACAGTAGCACAAGCTACGGGACAGGAAACTACGCAATTACTCCTACCACCCCCCGAAACTACCCAACAACTACCACCCCCCGAAAATCGTGAGGAAACTAGGAAAGCAGAAGAAGAAGCGCGTAAGGATAAAGAAGCAGAAGATGCTGAAGCAGCTGCCACTGCAACGGAAGAAAATACCGAACGTCAACGCGCTGCGGAAGCACAACGTACTGCTGAACCAGACTATTCCCAGTATGACCGACCCACTGTAGAGCGAAGGGGCGAAGAAGTTGTTGATGACACTGTAGTTGTTGACGAAGTTGCCCCGGAACGTACTGCGGAACGTGCCTACGCTGAAGATATGGCAGCTAGAAGGAAAGAGGGCACTACAGTTGCCCCGGAACGTACTGCGGAACGTGCCTACGCTGAAGATATGGCAGCTAGAAGGAAAGCGGGTGATACAGTTGTTGACGAAGTTGCCCCGGAACGTACTGCGGAACGTGCCTACGCTCAAGATATAGCAGCTAGAAGGGAAGCGGGTGATACAGTTGTAGTTGTTGACAAGAAGAACGGCAGGGAAGAACAATTATATGCTAATTTTGCGGAGCGTCTCACGGAGGAAGAGATTGACGAGACAGTTGTTGACGAGACAGGTGTTGATCGCGTTGACCCCAATCCTCTACTTACAGAGCAAGGGTTGAGAGATGCAGGAATAAGTAAAGCGGGGTTAAAGAAGCTAGCAGGAACCGGGGCGTTTGTAGAAGGTATTGAACTAACGAACGAAAACATAAACGCGCAAGCAGCCGCCCTTACTGCCTATGCCGCTGCGGGTGTTTCAGGAGCACAAAGTGACAAGGCACTTGCTCAAGCTGAACGATTAGCAAACGAAATAAAAAGTAGAGCAAGAGTAGCAGACGATCAGATATTAGACGAAGAAGGGAACGCAGTAGACATCGCTGATATAGAAGAGGATGTAGACGCAGATTTAGATGAAGATGTAGTAAGGGCAGACCAAGAAGCAGAAGGAGGCAATGCCCTAAACGAAGAACTCGTAGACGCTGATGTGCAAGTATTGCAGGATGAACTCGCTACTAACCCTTCTGGAGATGTAGCAACGTACCTTGATCCTGAACCTTCTATTGGTGGATTAATTGAGGAGCTTGTTTACGCCATAGACCTTGAACAACAGGAGCGTGTAGAAGCATGGATGGAGACTAATCTTTCTAAGAAGTCCAACAACGAATATAGATCGGCAAAAAGACACTTGTGGGAAAGCCTTGAGAAGGAGGATAGGTCTTATGGGGATATGGACCTCTTACTAGACTCTGTTTCTAAACTAGCCACTCCTATTAACCCGGAAGTGATGCAAGCCTTACGGGAAGGTAATCTGACACAAGCACTAGCTGCTTTACGGGCTAGCCAAGGAAGAAAAAACAGGGATGTAGCTCGTCTTATTAGCGCTCTTTCCAAAGCAGTGGGCACCACTAGAGTAGAGTTAAGAAGCAATGTTGTAGATCAGTTTGGCCGTCCGGCTGCGGGTTATTTTTCTCCTCGTACCAACACCATTGTTATCAACCAAGACGTAGCTATCTCTAGTCATACTCTTTTGCATGAGGTTACCCATGCCGTTGTCTCAGCTCAACTAGCCACAAACAGTCCAGCAGCTCGACAAATGAAAGCACTCTTTGAGTCAGTTAAAGACAGGTTAGGCACAGCCTATGGCGCACAGGATGTAGATGAGTTTGTAGCAGAAGCATGGGGTAACCCTGAGTTTCGTGCAGAGCTAGGACGTATAGCGGTGGATAGCAAAGGCACTACTGCATTACAACGGTTTCTTAACTCTGTAATGAACATGATTCGTAGCATCCGGGGTTTACCGGCGAAGCCCATCAATTCGGCACAAAGTGAAGTAGATGTATTGATGGAGGAACTGATAGCTCCTGCCCCTGAATTTCGTAATGCTGATGATATGTATCTTGCTTCGACCCCCAAAGCTCAACAAAATATTCTTACTGGAACCTTAAAAGCAGCAGTGGGCAAAGTAACTGATGTAGATATAGATCAGGTAAACGATTTTATAGGGAATACCCCTAGTAAAATGAGCAAGACCCTTGGGGTGTTGCCTTTAGACAGTATTGCTAGATTAGTGGAGCGAGAATTCCCAGCGATGGCTGCGGCTATCAGAGAGTTATTCAGCATCATCAACCAAAAACGTGGGGGTAGGAATCAGTATCTGGAAAAAATAAGAGGAACCGCGAGGGAAGTAAAAGCTGCTTTTAAAAATGACCCTGAAGCTAGAATACTTTTTGGGAACCTTGCAACAGAAAGTACACGGCTTGGGTACGATCCTACACGCCCACTTGAGACATACCAAAAGTTTTATCACACTCACTTTACACCGGGAACTTATGGCAAAGTGAGCAGCGAAGGTTTCGACACAGCCGCAGAACGTGATGCTGATCTGGCATTAGAAAAAGCCAAACCTGAATTGAAAGGGGTTCGCTTTTTAACCCGTGACCCGGAAGAAGATGCAACTGCTAGATGGCAGCACGTCCGAAATATGTACGCTAAGTTAAACAAAGACCAGCAACGAGCTTACGCAACTCTACGGGATGCCTACTCAGAAGTTTTTGAAGAACTTAAGTTCACCCTTATAAGACGTTTGGATGCCATTGAAGCTGATCCTGCATTAAAAACTGATTTTAGGAATAAGATTCTATATGAAATCCTATACAGGCAAGAAATATCTCCTTACTTTCCTCTTTCACGCAAAGGTAATTTATGGCTTATCTACCAAGGGATGGACCCTTATACGGGAGGGGTAGGTGTATGGAAAGAGACTTTCACTACTGCTGCGGATAGAAACAGACGAATAAGGGACATCCGTGCTGACCCTATTTTTAGGCAAGACATAGCACAGTTATTTCCACAGGGTGGTGTAGACATTGATAGTGACAGCTTTTTCACCACGAGAGATGTTAGTGAGCAGGATAATTTTAGTGAACTGGTTAATACCGACTTTGCTTATAGCCTATTAAGACAAGTACGGGAAAGCGGAAGTAGTGCGGTAGAGGCGGCGAAACAAGAAGCTAGAGATGCAAAGAAAACACCAGCTGAAGTGAGAGCAGCGGGAGCGGAAACTACTCGGGGAAGGCAGCGAATGGAAGAAATATTGCTGGAAGCCATTGTTAAGGCATCTCCTGAGCGCTCATTGTTGCGAACTTTTCGACCCCGTGCGGGAACACTCGGCTATGAAACAGACGCGATTACTACGTTTGAGGAACGTATGCCTATTTTTGCAAACCAAGTAAACACGTTGCGCTACGCACTGCCTTTAGAGCAAATAGGAATGAAGATTAAAGAAACCGCCGCTCTTGAAGGAGGCACAGCTAATCGTCAGGAGTATGCCAAGTCGGTAGCTGAGCATGTCCAAAACTACATAACGTTTGCCCAGAACCCTAACATCGCTGCTTGGAGTAAGGTAGCTAAGTCGTTAACTTTCCTGTGGACTCTAGGGTTTAACGTAGCTTCCGCTGTTATAAACTTGTTTATCCTACCCACAGTAGTCTTTGCGTATTTAGGTGGTAAGTATGGGTACACAAAAACCATGCGGTACATGATTAGGAACATCGGACGTTATTTTCAAACAGGGAGTAGCAGGGCTATAAAAAGGTTTGGTGGTGCCCCTCAAGACACAAATAAGTGGCAAGGGCCGGGGTTGGGTAATCCTGATTATACTGCGGCTGATCTTCCTGAAGGGCTTGGGGAATACTCAATTCTAGCAAACGTTCTCATAGAAGAAGGTTACGATACGGCAACCACCATTGGGGATATGTTGGATGCTGACACCCCGATGGCTACAAGTATTAATAATGTTATGGGGTACATTTTTAATCAATCTGAACGATTGAACCGCCATGTCACTGCCATGACTCACTATGATTTAGAAATAGAAGTTCAAACAGAAGCTAAAGGAAGACCCCTTACGGACGAAGAGAAAAAAGCTATAGCACGAGAGTCTATTCTCGAAGCCGAATACACCAACAGTGGTGCATCCATTGATACAGCCCCCACCATAAGCCAGAACAGTGTGGGTAGTTTAGCGTTTATGTACAAACGTTTTGGTGTATCAATGATGTTTTTCCAGATAAGAACTATGTTTGATAGTCTCAATTACATAGGTAGGACGGTACTGGGGAAAGGACCAGCAACAGAAACTTTAGGGGGCAGGAAGTTAGGTAAGGAAGAACAAGAAACGATTGCCTTAGAAAGAAAACAAGCCTTAAAACAAGGAGCCATGCTTTTTGCAAGCAGTGCGTTACTGGCAGGAGCGCAGGGTGTACCAATGATAGGCGCAGCAAGATTTTTCTGGAACATGTCAAAAGAAGATGACGATGAAGATTTTGATAGCGCTCTGAAAGGATGGGTGGGTGGTGAACCTATTTTCTATGAAGGGGTTCTCAATGAACTCACAGGTGCTGATATAGCCCCACGTATTGCTATGAACCAATTACTTTACCGGTCTACTCCTAACCAAGCTGAGCAAAGCATAATGGAATGGGGCGCGGAGCAACTAGGCGGTCCTGCGTTAAGTTTAGTATCCCGCATGTTGGGGGAAAACGGCACACTAGAATTGTGGAAGGATGCAGCCGCACAAAACAATCCTGATCTTTTCTATCGGGGGCTGGAAAGAGCAGCACCAGCTGCGGGTGGAAACATAATGAGGTTTTTGCGGTATGTAAACAAGGGAGGTGCCCAGAACTTACGCGGAGACTTTATCCTTGAGGATGTAACTACTGGTGGGTTGGTGGGACAGGTGTTTGGATTTGCACCTGCGGCTTACACTCGACAGCTAGAAGAGAATGCCCGTGATAAATCTATTGACATGGCAATAACCGCAGAGAAAACAAACTTATTAAAGCGACTCAATGTGGCACAGCGTTTCAGGAGGCCAGATAATACTGTAGAAGAAGACATTCGTGACTTTAACCGCCGCCATCCTGAGACTGCAATAACCCCGGATACTCGTAGAAGATCAGCGAATGCCTACAAAAGCATGAATGTGACGATGGGTACAGGACCGGGTGGTTTTAGTGGGGTAAGCATTTCTCCACGCCGTCAAGCAACAGTCTTGCAAGAACGATTAGACGCTGCTGGGGACTTGTTTTAAGCTACTTTAAACGCCACACCCGTACACCATATCTACCATTTTCAATGCACACTCGGTAGGTTATGTCTTTTTTTGTAAAGTGACTAGCTTCTGTTACATGTTGTACAGCTTTGCCAGTATTAATAGCTGGTATAAAGACTGAGGCTCCCGGCACAAACTTTTCCCAATCCACAACAATGCGTACCCCATCAGGGGAAATATCAGTGAATCGTATTCTAGTCATTATCCCCTACAGGAAACAAAGGGGGGAGGTCTTGAGCGTTAGAAATGTAGGCATCGTGGCTCCATGAAAGTTCGATAACATGTTGTGTAGGAAGGTCAATCTTGGTGCCACGCCCCAAGCGTATCTTAACAGTCCTCCCTGACAGCTCTTTAAATATTAGCCCTCTAATAGCATGGTAATGATGCCCATGTTTTACAACCCATTCTTTGAACGGTTTAGGAAGTAAGTATAGTTTGTTAATATCGTATTCGTGTCGCCCTACCCATTGGTACAACGGGTTGTTGTCCGGTATTATCATCTGCTCGGTAGCGCCATCCATACGAGCGTCATCGGTACTTTTTACCCGAAGGAACCCACGAGGGTGGTGTTGATAGAACTGACCCACTAAATCCCCAATATCAATTTCCATGTCTTTCATATCATGTTTCATTCTTTTTAGCTTTGCTATTATCCATACGTAAAAAGCATCCATATCCCAATCCAGAAGCCCAAGATGTTTGGCAATCAAAGCGCCTGTAAAAGTAGCCCCTGTTTGTGCTGACCAAAATCTATTCTGTGAATCCAAGCCCGCATCTAAAATTATCCTTTCTATGTTTTTATTAACATCTTTTGTTATTTGTTCTTTGTTCTGGATAACATGTTGTATGTAAATCTTACCTGCGTGCCCATAGTTATTATCTAAATCTTCATTCAGTGCTCGTGCCAATAAAGTTTGTTCATCTGAGTTTAGTTTTTTAGTAACCGTGCCTTCCATAACTCTTTGGGCTTCCCCTTTGGGAAGTGCTCTATACTCACTCATCTTATCCAACATACTAACATTACCAGTTGAGCCAGCTAGGAAACTCCATTCTCCCCCACGCATACGTTCAAGGTTCTGCCCTGCATTACTTTGGCGGTTACGTTGTTCCCCATCACTTACAGCATAGGCAAAATTACTTGCTTCCTTAGCAGTGAGGTTTGAAAGCTCATCAACATAGAGGACAATGTTTTTGTAAACTTCAGCACGGTTCCATACTGAATTGCCAGTATCCTTTCCTTTAAGCACTAGCCGTTTGTGGTTGCCCCATACGGAAGCTCCAGCCAACATCCCTGTAGTTTTACCGTAACCTGACTCCGCGCTAGTAAGGTGGAAAATAGACCCGGCAATATTAGGGACAAACTCCATAAGAGGGGAACCAAAAGACAAAGCAAACATATACTGGTGCTCCTCAAACTGAGGGCGGTCATAGAATGCAGTAACGCGTTTCCATCCTTCAAGTGTTCCTTTGCTCATAAAGTAAGGAAAGTACTGGGCAGTACGAGCACCCGGTGGATTAGGAAGAGTGTGGTTCGCAAATATCTCTTGGTTGCCTACTACAAAAGATTGGTGTCCTTCTGTCCAGCCAAATTGAGTCCTTACCTGTATGGGGTCTTTTGTATTCTTAAGTTGAGTAATCCAAGCTGCTGTGTAGTTCATCAAGCCATCCAAATCTTTTCTAAGAAGGAAGACATCATTCATCCCCATAGTTTTTCGGAACTCTTCTGGTGAAGATAGTTTAACACCTACTCCCATAAACTCCTGCACACCTTCTCGTTGGGTATGATGCCTAAATACGTAACATGGGCCGTCGAGAGGATCAACTAAACGTGTTATGAGGTAAAGGTCTTGGGGGTAAATTAGAACTTCCTCCGGGTTACCTTTCTTATCTTTGGTCCTATGATACACCCCTCCATTGGCTCCCCTAAAGAAAGGAAGAGGATAGGTGGGTATTTTATAAACAGAAGGGGTAGGAGTGAGAAGGTTAGGGTTAGGGTCTACTACTTGTGGGGCGTTGCCTTGATCATCAACTATGTTGTCTTCTTCACTCGCTTCCTTAATCTCCATGCACAGACTTATTGGGGATTTTATATTGCCCTTGTGTACACACCCTTCACACCCGGTAGGATTATCTGCTTCAAAAGTGGAACAGTAGTGGGGGGAATCTATAGACTCTACAACCTTTTCAGTTTCTTCCGCAGTATAGTTAGGGTACCCCTTGGAAATTTCCTGTGAAAGAAGTGGGGCTTCTTGGCAATACTTAGTAATCGATAAAGCATTGAACCACTCATGGTAAGTTAAATCTTCCGGGTGGGTAGCAGCCCGTAGAAGTTGGTTACACCCTTTGCCTTCCTCATACGTTCCATCAAGCAGCCGAGAAAAACGTTTAGTGTAGTTCCCTAAAGCAGCATCCATTGCAGCTCTATCTTCTGGTGAGTAGTGTTTACTACTAGTAGATACTGGTATCAAAGATACAGGTAAACAGGACTTAAACTCCTCAAAAGAAACCAAACTATTGAGTGAGCCTAAAAACCCAGTCGGTTTAGCGGGTAAAGTTTTATGATTATGTGTGCCGGGTACACGTAGGATACGGGAACCATCCGCAGTTACTCCTGCATCAACTTGAAAACCAAATTCAGCACACGCTTGTTTAAGTTGGTTAGCTACAGGTTTCCATTCTGAAGCCGGGATCGCAGCAGTTAGCCCCCAATACACGTGCATACCTGTGCCTGAATTAACTACACACGTCCACTTTGGTAACTTGTAATGAGAACGAAAAGCTTTAAGAGCAACTATGGCTTCTGCTTTTGTAGGGTAAGGTTTGCCTTCGCCACAATCCAAGTCCAGAAAAAAAGCCTTCAGGTACTTTAAATTATCCGCCGAACGATCATTAGCTTCAACAAAAGTACCCAAAGCAAAAAACACATCTTGCCCATCTAGTTCTAAATTAGATGCTGATTCAACTACTGAATCTAATGTGCCAAAAAATTTCTGGTTCGGTATGCCGTTTTTTAATCCTACTACACAATAAAAACCATCATCACTCAGAACTTTACTAAGAAAGTCTTGAGTTTGCATAAGTGATTAGTCATCGAATTCGTCTAGGAGTGCACCTAAATCATTATTGTTTTTTGGGATGGATTCAGTTTTAGTGTTTGTCTTTTTTACTTTTGGTTCATCAAACACATCATCACTTACAGTTACAGGTTTAGTAGGTGTAACAGGTTCTGGGTCAGCACTTGGGAAAAGTTCTTCCGCAGTAGTCTCCCCACTATTCAGGGAATACCCATCACTTATAACATCAAAAGGAGAACGCTCCTCAAGGGGGACATAAGCAATTACTTGTACTGCACGAAGACGTAAAGAAACACCAAAATCACCTTCCCGTCGGTAAGGGACAAACTGTACGTTTAAGTTTACAGTGCTGCCAGTTGTCAGTAAAAAATCGGCAGGTAGTACATTGGTCTTTGAATCGAATTGCTTAGGGGGTGTGGTCTTTTCGTTATTGTAGTTACCTTTTAGTTTAGCTTTCCCCACATACATCCCATCATCATCTTTCTTAAAAGGCTGCGTTAATTTGTTCGGCCAATCATCTCCTCTCTTAGGGTGGTTAAGAAATGCTGTGTTCATGGCCTCGTAAATTTCTACTGCTTGTTCTTTTACCATTTTAAACTGCAAGGAGTATTCAGCTCCTGAAACCAAAGGGTCGCACGGAACACTTTTGCCCTTGTCCCCCGCGTTACTATCAAACTTGTAGGTTTGATTTATTTTCGGATATAGCGCATCTACGTTTTTTATTACGTAAGAGTTCGTTTGTGACATTGTTCTCTCCTATTGAGATTGTTTAAAAGTAAAGCCTTCCTCACTAGAGAAAGGAGATTGAAGACTCATAGTGTTTAGTAGAACATTATTAGTCTCAGGGTTTTTCTGTGCACACACAGCCAGTGAAAATTCTTCTTCGGTAACTGCTCGTTTTGGCCTAAACAAAAGTTTAGGTATTTCACTAAGCCGCTCAAAATATAATTCTGTAACCACAGATGCCAACGGGGTCTTATGGGCATTGAGGTGTCTAGCATAAACTTGCATAGCCATCTTTTGTGGGTTGTCACCGAAGACACTTGTTGCAGGTAGTTGTAGTTGGTACAACGTTGAATCCATTTCACAATCTTCTTGGGCTACAAGCATAACTACAATTCTTTGGTGGAAACGACATGCCCTACTTCCATGTTTCCCCGAACCTTTTATATTCCATTTACAATCAAAACAACTTTCAGATTGAATATTTTCAGGCGCTACTGTTGATGTCGGCCTCCCTGTACGAGTGTCATCAGCCCAACATATTGGGCTAGCAGGATTAGCTTCGTCATACTCCCCTGAATAATAGGTACGGGAGATAGGCGCTGCCTTGATAATGATAACTTCCAAGGGTTCCTTAGTCCGGGGTAATACTTCACTACCACCCTCCAAAAAGGAAAACGTTGCATCTTTTAAACTTATCTTCCTGCCACCTGAAATTGGGGCCATACTAGTTTTTGTTTTCGGCTGCTTTATGCGAGACAACAAATCTTGCACACGTAAGTCTGACGTATTTTCTGCCACAAAGTTCCCCTCTACACGTCATCGAACTCAAAACCATCACCAGCATCATCAAACGCATTTTCATTTATCCCTTCAAGACCAGAGCTAGATTGGTTGGTTTTCTTCAACGCTTCTACCACGGAAGGTATATTAAAACGATACGTCTTTGCTCCAACTTTTAAGTAGCTGTTGGGTGGGATATGTCCCTGCTTTATCCAATGTCGGATGGTACTTACATTCACGGACAAGTGATTAGCTAAGTCCTCTATTGGTAAATACTTTTCAGTCATTTGCCTTACTTCTCCTCACAGTAATTGTGTAAGCACTATCCACATTTAAGCCCGGTGGAAGTTTGTCGGGATTTTCCTCAAGGAACTGGCGCATGTTGCCTTGGTGTAACCTCTTTTCTAAAAGATCAACAGCATCATTATCCTTAATGAAAGTGTTCATAGACTCCCAATCGGAAGTCCAATATTTGGTGCGAACTTGACGAAAGAATGTACCCACTCTAGTGCGTACTGATTCCACATCGTTCTCTTTACAGTGTTCCAAAAGAGCCGTCTTAACTATCTCCAACTTCTCGTTAAGAGCTGCTTCCTCTTTCTTAAGCTGTGCCGCCACAGCTGCCTTTTTATCTCGTATCTTTATATAGACAGAGACAAGCCTATCTACGCTAATCGCATCAGTATCTGTGCTCACAATTATTCTCCCCAATGATTGTGTTTAGTTAAGTAACTTAATGTTCCTTGTATTATAGTGACATTTTGTTAACTTTCAAGTACTTCTTCATATAAATCTATCATTTTTGTGTGAACACTCAGTCTATTGTCTAACATCTTGTAGACCGCTTTCTCTACAGGTGCACCCTGTAGTTGCACCACAGTACAGGGATATGTTTGTCCTGAGCGGTGCACCCTTGCATTAGCTTGAGCGTAAGTTTCCAAAGAGGACGTTGGCCCCCACCATACAATAGTATTAGCCGCTGTCAGCGTAACCCCATGTGCAGCTGCTTGGGGTTGTATGATTAATACTTGAGGGGTGTCCGTGGTTTGGAACTCATCGAATATCCTTGTACGGTTATGAGCACTTACATCCCCCCGGATGACATCATTTGAAATGCCATCTTTGGAAAGCTTTTCTTTTAGCAAATCAATCACATGCCTGAAGGGTACAAATACTAAAACTTTTTGGCTGGATTCGTCTATAACTTCTCGTAAAACCTTGTAGCGGTTTTTAATGTCGAACTCTATTGTCTCGCCTGTGTCTGTGTAAACGGCACCACAAGCTATTTGTAGGAGTTTGTTCATGTTCACAGCCGCGTTGACCGCTGTAATCTGTTCTCCATCTGCTACTGCAACCATTTGATTTTTAAGTATTTTGTAGTACTTATTTTGTTGGGGTGTTAATGCAACCTCCCGGTGGGTGTAAGTCATTTCTGGCAAATCGAGACATTGATCTTTCGTAAAACGAATAGCCGGTTGGAGTGCATTAAATACCACGTCGGTAGCATTAGGTTTAGGAACCCATTTAAACTGCGTTACCTTGTACATAACAAGTTCTCTGAATGCCCCAAAGAATATAGGAACTTGCTTAGGGTTAACAAGTTTGGCTAACCCATAGCCATCCAGTGGGGATTGAGCCGCAGGGGTTCCTGTCATCATCCATAGCCACGTGTCAGGCTTAATGAGAGAGTTAAGGACTTTCCAACGCTTGGATTGGGCATTCTTGTAGTGGGTAGCTTCATCTGCAACAATCAGATCAAATCCCCCCTTAGCAATAACATCTTTTACTATCTCTACTCCATCATAATTTATGATGACGTATTCAGCCCCATTGTTAATAATATCTTCGCGCTTGGCCTTCGGCCCATAGGCAATAGCCACAGTACGGTGCATGGCAAACTTAAACAAATCTGCCCTCCATGCTGAATCCATAATAGACAAAGGACATATTATAAGAACACGATTAATAACTCGTTGCTTCATTAAAAAATCAGAAGCCCAAATCGCTGATGCCGTTTTCCCCGTCCCTTGTTCGTTAAAACAAAACCCCCTACGGTTCATAGTAAGAAAGGCTGACGTTATCTTCTGGTGGTCGAAAGGTTTGTACTTACCGGGCCATTCATACTTGCCCATGATAGGAGAAGGAACGTTCTTAACATTAAGGTTTTTTAGCACCCGTGTTTCATCTACTCCCCATTTCACCAACACATTATTACGCCCCAAGTTTTTGCTGTTGGGGATTGCCGTAGTTATTTTGTTGGGGTTACGGACTTTAAGTAATAACCCTCTATTGTCTACTACTCTCATTGCTTACTTCCCACGTTTGCTTCTTTTTTTAACAGCACTTTTGGCAATCTTGCCGCCTGTCTTAGCCGTGTTCTT